TATTGACACTTGGAGATGAAATATATCCGAAACTAAAGAAGTGGTTTACTGAAAAGAATGGTGGGGAAGAACTAATACACAAAGGTGCGTCTAGTCGTAAACTCAAGATGCAAACTAAGATGGTCGGTATTATTCGAGCAAGTCTTAAACAACATGATGAGAAAGCATATACTATGTTCTCCAAAGAGATTGCAAAAGCCGGAGATGTTACTACACAAAAAAGATTCTATATGAGTGAATATGGTTATAGTAATGTTAAGGATGTTCTTCTAGGTAAGACTGATAAACTAATCAAGGCAGAAAACTTTGACAGATTTGAATTACCAAACATTATAGAGTGGTGGAGAAAAAAAGCAACAAAACGATATGATAATCTTGTAGCAGATGGTAGAATCCGTAAAGAGTTAGAAGTGTGGAATCACGATACAATTGACAGCATTGATATTATACGTTAGAAGAGTTCTTTTAGTTTAATGCCTTCATGGAGTGACTCCTAGAAGCTCTGGGTCATCAGTTGTTGTTTGGGTAGAACCCTTTTGAATATTAATGTTTTGATTGGTAGTGACATTTGAACTTGCATCAGTTATAGGAGTAATGATTGCTTGTTGTTTCTGTACCTCACCTTTTAGCTCTTCTATCTTTCTTCTTTCTTCTTCTATTCTTTCTCTTAGTCGTTGAGAAAAAGCAGTATCTCCTTGACCAACTTTCATTTGGTAAGCTAAGTCTCTTTCAGAACTAGCAATTCTTCTTTGTGCCTTTGATATGTCATCTTGTGCATCTTCTCTCCGAACCATAGCCTCAACTTTTGTAGCATCAACTCCTAATAATC